TTTAAAAAGATAGAATGATATAAAAAATGATTATAATAAAATTCAAAACAAAAATCCTTTTAAAATAACAACAGGTAAACTTGCTATGTGGATACTATTAACATTATGTTTAATAGTTATCATATTTACTAGTTTTATCACAATAAAAGAATTTTCTTTAGCCTATACCCTTGGTGTAATGCCAGACTTTACTCCATTAGTAACTATGATAGGAGCTATTTTAGGAGCGGCTATAGATGTTGCTGCGTATTTTGCCAAATCCGCAAAAGAAAATACAAAAGGTGGCATAACTTATGAGGCGGCCGCCATAAAAAATTTCCAAGAAAATTTATAGCCTAATGGAATAGATTTTTTTGATTAGTAATAAAATAAAAAGGAGAAAAATAAATATGACAATCTCTATCCCTACTTTATTAATATTAATTTTTATCGTTGCTGCGGCAGGTGCCGGAATTTGCTACTTTATCCTCAACTTTACCGCACTCCCAGAAGCAGAAAGAGTTGCTATAATTAAAAATTGGTTATTATACGCTGTGGCAGCCGCAGAAAAAGAATTTGGTTCTGGAACTGGTAAATTAAAGTTTGCAAAAGTTTATAATGAATTTATTGAAAAATTCCCTGAATTTGCAATCCTATTTTCTTATGAAGAATTTTCTGATTTAGTTGATGATGCTTTAGATCAATTAAAAGAAATGTTAAAAAACAATAAAATTAATGAATATATTGAATCTTAAAATAAAAAGGTAATGCTTATGAATTTTAATAATTATTATGGAAAAATTGCTAACAGCGGCCATGATGAAAGAGGAAGATATTCTGGAGGAAAAGCTGGTGACCAAACTGGTACAGAATGGGCTATTATAAATTGGTATAATAGACCATGGAATTGTGTCCTTAGACATCCAAATCAAAAAGTAAGATAGCTTATAGCTGAACTTTCAATCGAAGCCGCAAATAACAATTGTATAGGTTATAATCAAGCCAATAGAAATAGTTTTTGGAAAGCACTTCAGGTCAGTCATTATAGACCATCTCAAATAAAAATCGCTTGTGATGCTGACTGCAGTGCTGGCGTAATCGCATTAACAAAAGCAGCAGGTGTTTTATTAAATAATAGCACTTTAGCAAATATTACTGCTACTTATACTGGAAATATGCGAGCTAAATATGCTGCTGCAGGCTTTCAGATTTTAACAAATTCAAAGTATCTTACAAGCTATGATTATTTAATGCCAGGAGATATCCTATTAAATGATATTCATCATGTTGCAATAAATTTAACAATAGGAAAATATTCTATAGCAACTAATCCTATAATTTTTTTAGAGAATCAATCCAAACCTTTATCTAAAACTTTTAAATGGGTTGGAGAAGTAACCGCATCAAGTCTATCCGTTAGAACATGGCCAGGTACAGAAAATCCTAAATTAACCAGTGTCCCTGAAATCTATCGCAGCGGCCGCGTATGGGTTTGTGATACAATCTTGGATAGTAAGGGACAACCTTGGTATTATATTAATATACCTAAAAATAATGTTTTTGGTTTTGTCTCTGCACAATATATCAAAAAAGTTAGTTAAGTAATCAGGGTGAGCTAAATGCTCACCCTGATTTTTTATTTGATTTTTAGAAAAATTTTTAATAATATTTATATATAAATAAAAGAAAGGATTTTTATTTATGTTATATATCTACACTGATGGTTCATGTAAAAATAATCCAGGAGCAGGCGCTTTTGGAGTTATAATAATGGATGAAACAAAATCAGTAGTAATACACGCATATAGAAAAGAAGATAACAATACTACAAACAATAGAGAAGAATTAAAAGCTTTACTCTATGCGCTGAAGTATTCTGTTGATAATAATAATGAATTTATCATATATACTGACTCTTCCTATTCAGAAAAAATTATAAATGAATGGATCTCCAAATGGGCAAGTAACAACTGGAAAAACTCTAAAAATGAAACAGTTGAAAATCTTGACCTTATTCAATCTTTATATTATTATTATAATATAAAATTTCCTAATTTTCAAGTAAGAAAAATTAAAGGTCACTGTGGAGAAGTGGGAAATGAACTCGCTGATGCGGCGGCAACAGGAAATGCTAACAAAATTATAAAAATTTTTAAAGAGAATGATTTAACTTACATGGATGATAATAAAATTGACAAATTTTAAATTTTCTGTTATAATATACTTAATAAAAATGAAAAAGGAAGAAGAATATGAATAATAATTTGTATACTAAGGATAGCATCGAGTCGCTGTCACCGTTGGCGTTCACAAGACTGCGCCCGCAAGTTTATGCGGGAGATTGTACATATTCTACTCAACTTTTAGTAGAAATTATTTCTAATGCTGTTGACGAATTCCGTCTTGGACATGGCAATCAAATTGACGTAGAAATTGATAAAGATATTGTATCAGTCCGTGATTACGGTCAGGGATTTATTCCAAATAGCTTTAGAGAAGATGGGAAGAGTATCCTTGAAGCTGCTTTTAGTGTGTTAAATACTTCTGGTAAATATAGAGAAGATGGTACTTATGAAGGAACTTCTCTTGGTTCTTTTGGTATTGGATCTAAAATTACTACTTTCCTCAGTCATTGGCTTAAAGTTAGAACTTTTAGAGATGGCATTATGGAAGCCATTTCATTTAAAGAAGGTGTTTTCGAAGGACGAGTAACTAAGGATCTTGTAGATAAAAAAGATCATGGCACTTTTGTTTGGTGGCAACCTTCTGAAGAATTTTTTACTCATACTGAAGTAGAAATTAATAAAGTTAGAGATTTGTTTAAAACTATTTCTTGCCTTTGTCCTGGATTGACTATCAATCTTAATTACAACGAAAAGCAAGAAGTATTTTCTTCTGTTCATGGAATTAATGATTTAGTAGATGAAGCAGTTAAAGATACTGAATTAATTAACAATAGATTCTCAATGAATTTTTCAGAGGGTAAGAATAAACTTGATATGGTTTTAACATATGCAAGTAATTATTCTTCTACTATTATTCCTTACGTTAATACAGGTTTGACAGAATCTGGCCCTCATATTACACAAATTAAAACTGTTATTACAAGAGAATTTAATAAATTCTTTAAAGATAAAAAATGGTTAAAAGAAAAAGACGCCAATTTAACTGGCGATGATATCCAAGAAGGTATGTATGTAGTTTTTAATATTACTGCACCTAACGTTGGATATGATGCTCAGGTCAAAAGTAGAATAACTAAAATTGATATGGCGCCTTTTACTGCAGCTATATCTGAAAATATTTCTAATTGGTTAAACAATAATGAAAAAGAAATAAAAGCTATTTTTGACAAGGCGGCCGCAGCTAAGAAGGCACGCGAAGCGGCAAAGAAAGCAAGAGAAGCAGTCAGAGAGCAAAAGAAAAAGAAGGAAAAGGTTGTTAAATTTGACAGCAAACTTGCCGACTGCTACAGTAAAGATCGCTCAAAATGTGAAATTTATATCACAGAGGGAGACAGTGCGAGTGGCAACCTTAAGGAAGCCCGCAATGCAGAATTTCAGGCTATCCTTCCGGTAAGAGGTAAAATCCTCAATGTCAGAAAGGCTTCTCTTGATAAAATTCAAAAGAATGCAGAAATTATGACTATGATTGAAGCGTTTGGACTAAAGGTAGATATGAAAACCATGAAACTTACATACGATCCAGATGATTTAAGATATGGCAAGATCATCATTGAATCGGATGCAGATGTAGATGGTAGTCATATCAAGAACCTGTTCTATACCTTTATCTGGACTTTCTGTCCTCAATTAATTAAGGATGGTTATGTTTATGGAGGGGTGCCGCCGCTGTACAAAATAACAGAAGGCAAAGATACATATATTTATCTTAAAAACGATGAGGCTCTTGAAGAGTACAGAGCTAAACATAAAGGTAAAAAATATCAGGTTAATCGTCTAAAAGGACTTGGAGAACTTTCGGCAGAAGAAACTGAAATCCTTACTGACCCTAATCAGAGAATCATTAATCAAATTACAGTAAGTGACGCTAAACTGGCAGATTTACTTTTTGACAATCTAATGGGCGAAGCTGTAACCCCGAGAAAGAACTTTATCAAGAGCCATTCAAAGGAGGCAACGTATGCAGTATAAATGTGAAAACTGTAAGAATGTTTATTATGACTATTTTTGTAGTTATAAAGCTAGATATTGTTATATTCACGGCTGCATAGATTGTAATCCAGATAGTTATTTAAATACTTTAAAAGGGAAAAAATGCCCAGATTTTATAGATAAAAAAGAACGTATTTTTCAAAAAACAAAAGCAGAAACATATGAAGATCAATTAAATATTAATCTTCAGCCTTTTGACGATAAAAAATTTTTATTTTAACAAAAAATAATATATAATTATATTTAAAGGAGGCTACATATAATGTATAACATATTAAATGAAATATATAATATGTACAAAGAAAAATTAGAAGAAGCTACTTCAATGTGGAAAAGCGAATATAGCAATAGTATATCAGAAGATGAAAATAGAGATAAAAGTGACAAAGAAGATTTAATATATTTTGAAGAACTACTTCAAAAAATAAATATTGCTTTGGAGAAGATATAAATGTATAATGATTTAATAAATGAATTATCTCAAAATTTTATAGAGTATGCGGCCGCCGTTAACTCTGATCGTTCTATCCCTGACTCAAAAAGTGGACTAAAACCAGTTGCCAGAAGGATCCTGTTTGGTGCTCTTGATCATGGATATACATCTAATAAAGCTCATGTCAAGTGTGCTAAAATTGTTGGTGACGTAATGGGACAGCTTCATCCTCATGGCGACAGCTCTATCTATGGTGCTCTTGTTAGATTAGCTCAGCCTTGGGTCATGAGATATCCACTTATGGATTTTCATGGCAACATGGGTAATATCGGAGGAGATGGCCCCGCGGCATATAGATATACAGAAGCTAGACTGTCTAAGCTTTCTGAAGAAGGTATGCTTTCTGGATTAAAGAAAGGTAATGTAGATTTTATTCCAAACTATGATGAAACAATGGAAGAACCTTTAACATTACCTGCTATTTTTCCTAATCTTCTTTGTAATCCTAATAGCGGCATCGGTGTTGCGATGGCTTGTAACTGGGCCCCACATAATTTAAACGAGGTCGCCGCAGCTATTTATGAATACTTAGATGGAAAAGAGCCAACCTTACCAGGCCCCGATTTCCCTACAGGCGGAGTCATTATTAATAAAAATGATATTCCCGCAATTATGGCAACAGGCAGAGGTTCTGTAAAAATCCGAGGTAAATATGATATTGACAAACAAAATATTATATTTACTGAAATTCCTTATGGTACATCTATTGAAGGATTAATCACACAGATTGGTAAGGCTTGTGATGAAAAAGAAATTGAAGGTATTGAAGAAGTAAGGAATGAAAGCAGTAAAAAGAATTTAAGAATAGTTATTGAATGTGAAAAAGGAGTTAATCCTAGTTCAATAGTAAATAAACTTTTTGCGAAAACTGATCTACAAACTTCTTTTAGTTATAATCAAGTTGCTCTTGTAGACAAGACACCTACGGAGTTAAATCTTAAAGATTGTATTAAAATTTATGTTGACCATAACTTAGATTGTTTAAGAAGAGAATTATCCTTTGATTTAGAAAAGGCCAAGAATAGACTTGAAATAATTAATGGGTTATTAAAAGCTTTAGAAGATATAGATAATATCATTGCTTTAATTAAAAAATCTGATAGTGCGGCTGCCGCAAAAGAGCACTTAATTGCAAAGTATTCTTTTACTGAAAATCAAGCTAAAGCAATTTTAGCTATGAGATTAAGTTCTTTAGCTAAACTTGAAAAAATTGAACTTGAGAAAGAAAAGGCTGAACTTGAAGATACCTGCGATACTATTGCTCAGATTCTTGGTTCTGAAGAACTACAAAAAAGTGAAATTCGACAGAGATTAAGAAAAATCGTTGAAAAATATGGTGACGCTCGCCGTACCGAATTGACTCAGATTGATATTAAACCAGAAGAAAAAGAAATTGTTGAAGTCATTCCAGAAGATGTTGTTGTTATTGTTTCTAACTCTGGTGATGTTAAAAGAATTCCTAAAGCTTCATTTAAATCACAGAGGAAAAATGGTAAAGGTGTAAAAACATCTGATGATATAATACTAGAAACAATCTCTACTAATACTATTGATACTCTTATGGTTTTTACGAATAAGGGCAAGATGTATAGACTATTAGTAGATAAAATTCCTGTTGGTACAAATGCGTCAAAAGGACAGAATCTTGGTTCTTTAATTAATTTTGAACCTGATGAAAAGATTGCGGCAGTCACTTCGTTGCATCGCCAAACAAATGCAGAATACGTTGTTTTCTTTACTAAAAATGGATTGATTAAGAAAACTGAAATTAATGAGTATAATACTATTAAGAAAACTACTGGAATACAAGCAATTAAATTTAAAGATAATGATGAACTTGTCGATGTAACTTTCTTAAAAGATGAACCTGTTTTTGTTATCAGTAAAGAAGGTTATTGTATTAAATTTGATACTAAAGATATTAATGCTACCGGAAGAGTTACTAGCGGAGTCAGAGCTATTAAATTAAATGAGGGCGATGAAGTTATCGCGGGGATGCCAATAAGTAAAACTAAAACTCATTTAGCTATTTTTACTAAAAATGGATTAGGTAAAAAAACTCCATTTTTTGAGTATCCTATTCAAATAAGAGGTGGAAAAGGTATCTTAACCTATAAACCAAATGAGCAAACTGGCCCTATAGCAGGAGTATCCTTAATTAATAATAAAGATATTATTTTACTGATAGGTTCTCCAAAGTCTATCTGTATTACGTCCGAAGATATTCCAGAAGTAAGTAGAATAGCGGTTGGCAATATAATGTTAAAAGATAGTAAAATCAACAGTGTGGCAAAGCTATAAAGCTTTGCCATTTACTTTTTATAAAATTTATTATATAATATTATTATAATAAAGAGGTGATAAATATGAATCTTAATGAATATTGTTCTGCTATAAAAACACTTAATAACTGGACTAAAATGTATGATGAAGGGACGCCCGCAGTTTCAGATAAAGAATGGGATGATTTATATTTCTCAATTGAAAAATATGAAAAAGAACATCCAGAAAATATTTCTGCGGAGTCTCCTACTCAAAATATTTCTTATGAAATTGTAAATAAATTAAATAAAGTAGAACACAATCACCTCATGCTTTCTCTTGACAAAACAAAAGATATTAAAACCATTGAATCTTTTGTCAAAGGTCATGATTGGGTTGCAATGGCCAAAATGGATGGACTAACTTGTTCTTTACATTATCTCAATGGCGAACTAATTTCTGCAGAAACAAGAGGAAATGGCATCATTGGAGAAGATGTTACTCATAATGCAAAAGTTATTCCTTCAATCCCTAAAAGAATTGATTATAAGGATGAATTAATTGTTGATGGGGAGATTATTTGTACTTATAAAGACTTTGAAAAGTTTCAAGATACTTATAAAAACCCTAGAAATTTTGCAAGTGGAAGTATTAGATTATTAGATTCAAAAGAATGTAGTAAAAGACATCTTACTTTTGTAGCTTGGGATATAATAACATCTTTTAATTCAAATGGACTTGTTTCTAAATTTTTAAGTGCAAAGCTTAATTTTATTGAGGAACTTGGATTTGTTATAGTTCCCATGTTTATAAATGGTGATAACACTGATTTGACTCCTATTAATACTTATATTGATAGTATTAAAAAAGAAAGTCAAAGATTATCTTACCCTATTGATGGAATTGTTTTTAAGTATGATTTAATAGAAGATTATGTTGCGGCAGGCCGCACAGATCATCATTTTAAAGGTGGTTTAGCTTATAAGTTTTATGATGAAACATATCCAACTCGACTGAAATATATCAGTTGGACGATGGGGAGAACTGGAGTATTAACCCCAGTAGCAGTATTTGATCCTATTGATATTGATGGTTCAACAGTAGAAAGAGCATCCCTTCATAATGTTAGCGTCATGAGAGAAACACTAGGTGATTGCGCCTATATAGGCGAACCATTACAGATTTATAAGGCAAATCAGATCATTCCGCAAATTGCTGAAGCAGGCCCTAAGTATGATTACGGCTACGTTATTTCCAATGGGGGAGTATCAGCGAATGATGTCATTGAAAGATGCCCTATTTGTGGCCACGATGTTGCATATATAAAAAGTAGCGATGGTATTATTAATGCTTACTGCGACAATCCTCAATGCGAAGGAAAACTCATTAATAAACTAGATCACTTTTGCAGTAAAAAAGGATTAGATATTAAAGGTATTTCAAAAGCAACTCTTGAAAAACTGATTGATTGGGAATGGTTATCATGCTTTAAAGATATTTATAGACTTCAAGAGCATAAAAAAGAATGGATTGCTAAAGAAGGTTTTGGAGAAAAATCTGTTCAAAACATTCTTGACTCAATAGAAAAAAGCAGAACAAATGATTTGTGGAGAGTTATTGCGGCAGCTGGTATACCGAATATTGGAGTGACTGCCGCAAAACAGCTAGCAGATTATTTTAAAACATATGCGAAGTTTAGATCTGCTATTGAAGATAATTTTGACTTTACTGAACTTCCAGACTTTGGAGAGATTACAGCAGAAACTTTATTAAATTTTGATTACTCAGAAATAGATGATGTAGTTTTTTATGCCATAACTTGTAACCCTATTGAAGAAAAACAAAATAAATTAGATAATATTACATTTTGTGTTACAGGAAAACTACATAATTTTAAGAATAGAGCTGAATTAAAAAATCTAATAGAATCTTTAGGCGGTAAAGTTACAGATTCAGTTTCATCTAAAACTAACTATTTAATTAATAATGATATAAATTCTACTTCTAGTAAAAACAAAACAGCTAAATCTCTAAATATCCCGATCCTTACGGAAGAAGAATTTGTCTCTAGATTTACTATTAATTGAAAACATACAAAATTTTTTATATAATATTATCATGAAGCGAACAAAAAAGCAACAGTTAATAAAAATTGCTCAAGATATAGTTAATCTTGAAAAAGAATATACAAAAGAAAAATCAAAAATGATAGAAAAAGAAATTACAAATAAAACAGCTTCTTTGTCTTTGTCTGATATTCTTTTTATAGATGATTACATCATGAAAAATAATTTATTGACAAAATAAAAATTTTATATTATAATAATATAAACAATTAAAATAATAAGGAGTAAAAATTATGGCAGCAATGAAGGAAAACACAAGAAAGATTTTTGATTATGTCAAGGAGCATGATGGTGAGGACTTTACCGCTAAGGATATTGCGGCGGCTCTAGATCTAAATCCTAAGTCCGTTAATGGTAGCGTGACTGCTTTCGCGAAGAAGGGCCTGATGGTTCGTGTCGAGGCAGAAATTGAGAACGCTGATGGAACACATGATAAGGTTAAGCTTATTCAGATGACAGATGCAGGCAAAGAGTTCGATCCTGATGCAGAAGAGGCAAAGGCTGAGTAATCAATAAATTCAAATAGAGTTGAGTTTTTACTCAACTCTATTTTTCTAGGAGAAAATATAAATGATATTTTTATATGTTTTTTCCCTAGTTATTATTTTATACTGTCTTTGGAAAAATTATAAATATTTTCAATATTGGAGATAGCATAAAAAAGAATCAGAATTAATTCTTTAGCAAGCAAAACAAATAAAAATAAAAAAACAAAAACAACAATAGCAGCTTGATAAAGAGATACAAAATTTATAGAATAAAAAATCAGAAATTATTTTATCTATTAAAAAATAGCAAGATTTAGCTATCGCTATAAAACAATAGCAGAAAAAAAATATTGACTAGGAAATTTAGTTATATAAGAATAAAGCTAAAGCAGAGTTATTTAAATACAAAGATAATTTAGATTTAGCTGCACAAGAAGCTGAAGAATAGTATAACCAAAAAATTGAAAAATTCTAGTTAGATTTACAATAGACAATAACAGAACTAAATAAAATGAAGATGACGCGGGAGGCTGCTCGGGAAGCAATCCTAAGATAGCAAAAAATCAAATAGGATCTAAATCATTACTGTCTTAGACCTACACCCGCAGATCAACATGATATAGATAAATTATAGACGATAAAAAAAGATCTTCATAAACCAAGAATTTTAAGTATGTTAATTTGGCAAACTTACTGGCAGCCGCTTGCAAAAATTCAATTTCCTATTATTTTAGGTTCATCTACTATAAAAACAGGCATATATAAAATTACAAATATTGTAACATAGTAGTGCTATATTGGACAAGCTGTCGATATAGATAAGAGATGGAAAGAGCATTGTAAATTTGGACTAGGTATAGATACCCCGCCAGGTAATAAACTCTATAAAGCAATTTCTGAATACGGTTTATAGAACTTCTCTTTTGAAATATTAGAATAGTGCAAAAAAGAATAGCTTAATTAGAAAGAAAAATTTTATATAGATCTTTATGACTCATATAATTTTGGTTATAATAGCAATAAAGGAATAAATAAATGAAATTTGAACATACAGAAGTAATGAATTTTGAAGGAGCTTTTCGAGGACTAAGAAATCCTATGAACTCATGGGCCAAGTCAGATAGTGATTTTGGAATTTCTGATATTTATGGAGACGAAAATACAGAAGTTCTTTATGCTTGGTTAGAAAAAATCTTTCCCACTTATAATTCTTTTGATCCTGAGCAAGATGAACCAAATGATTATCAAGAAGAATTAGATAAAACAGATGAATGGCTTTGGAAAAATGGCATCCTAAATAAAGACTCTAAAAATGATTGTGTAACATATGCCTTTATTGGGCCTGTTGATATGAATCTTGCCCAGCGCATGATTGCTGCAGGGTCTCCCAATGATAAATTCCTAAGACAAATCTTTGTATCTGTTGATATCACTGCCCCAGAATATTGGTGGAGCCAGTTCGATACCTATAAAGTCGGTACCGTAGCAAACTCTACTAGCAAAATGCATAAACTTGCATCCACTCCAATTACAAGAGATTGTTTTGAGATGGATGATTATGCAACATTAAAAGTTTTTGATAAAGAGCCTTACAGTATTGACGAAACAACTGAAGATTGTTGGGATGGAATAATTGAGATTTGTGAAACACTCCGGCAAAAATACAATGAAACAAAAGACATTAAGTATTGGAAAGAATTAATTAGAATCCTTCCAGAAAGTTGGCTACAGACTAGAACCGTTACGATGAACTATGCTAACCTTCGAGGCATGTATTGCTGGAGAAAAAACCATAAGTTGTCGTAGTGGTGGTCTTTCTGTGACTGGATAAAAACACTCCCCTATGCGGAAGATCTTATTTTGTATAAGAATGAATAAATTTGACAATTAAATAATTTTTTGATATAATATATTTATAATAATTAAGGAGAAAAAATAAATGAGATCTAATACAAATCAGGAACAAATTATTGGAAGAATTTATCAGCATAGTTTACAGATTAAAACAGTTGCAAATAATAGTTCTCCTAATTTTGGAAAGCCATATATTACAGGAACACTTGACATTGTAACAGATGAAGAAATGTTGAATGTAGTTACCATTCATTACACATTTGTTACAGAGCAGACAAAAGCAGGTGGAACGAATAGCGCTTATACATCTCTGAAGAAGATTATGGATAGTGGAAAGACCGTTGTTGGAGATGGAAAGGATCTAGCATGGAAAGTTCGTTGCACTCCCGCTATCGCACTGAATGATTTTTATCCTCAGGGGCAGGATAATCTTGTTTCTAGACCTAGACATGAAGGAGGTTTTGTAACCATTATTAATGAACTTCCTCCAGAGGGAATTGACAGAAATAAGTTTACAGTTGATACTTTAATCACACAGGTTGAAGTTATTGAAGCTGATCCTGAGCAGGGAATTGCAGAAGATTATGCAAGGATCCATTGTGCAATCTTCAACTTTAAGAATGATATTCTGCCTTTTACTCTTACAGTAAGAAATCCTAGCGGAATTAAGTATTTTGAAGGTCTTGGAGCAACAGGATCTGAACCTGTTTATACAAAAGTTTGGGGTAAGATTTCTAGTCAGACAGTCTCTATGCAGACAGAAACTGAGAGTGCATTTGGCGAAGCTGCGGTTGATGTCACTCAGAGAACAGTGAGAGAATGGGTAGTTACTGGTGCACAGAAAGAACCTTATTCTTTCGGTGAGGGCGGTCTTATGACAATGGCAGATCTGCAGAAAGCAGTAGAAAATAGAAATCTTATGCTGGCAGAGACAAAGAAGAGAAGTGAAGAATATTATGCTTCTCATTCTGCGGCGGCTCCTATACCTAACGCAGCTCCAAATCCTGGTATCCCCACAGGCGGATTTAACTTTTAATATAAGGGGGAACTTTTAAATGGCAGATATTAATATTTTAAATATTAAACCACATCAAGTAAGTAGAGATATGAGGGGTTACTCCGTGTTCTTCTACGGCTAGCCCAAAAGTGGCAAAACTACAATTGCCACAAAGTTCCCTAAGCATCTTTTACTAGCCTTTGAAAAAGGATATAATGCAATTCCTGGAGCGATGGCCCAGCCAATTAATAGCTGGGCCGAATTTAAAAAAGTTCTTCGCCAGTTAAAAGATCCTGCCGCAAAAGAGCAGTTTGAAACTATCATCGTTGATACAGCAGATATAGCTTATGACTATTGCGAAAAATATATTTGTGCTAATGCTAAACGTCCAGATGGTGGCTTCGGAGTAGATTCAATTGCAGACATTCCTTTTGGAAAAGGATATACAATGGTAGGGAAATAGTTTGATGATTGCTTGAGATCTATCGTCCAAATGGATTATGGCCTTGTAATTATCAGTCACTCAACCGATAAAACTTTTACAGATGAGCAAGGACATGATTATAATCAAATCGTACCTACTCTTGATAGAAGAGCTAGAAATATTGTTTCTAGAATGTGTGATATTATTGGTTATTCAAGATCGGTAACTGATGATAAGGGAGTGGAATCTACTAAGTTGTTTATTAGAGGTACTCAAAGATATGTTGCGGGGTCTCGCTTCAAGTACACCCCAGACTATATTGATTTCAATTATAAATCTTTAGTAGAAGCTATTGGTGCCGCAATTGATAAACAGGCTAAAGAAGATGGAACAGAATATTTTACAGATACTCGCCAGAATCTTTATGTAGATACATCTAAAGAATTAGATTTTGATTCTCTATATTCAGAAATTAATAATTTCATTAAAAATATCATCGAAAGCAACAGCGAAGATGATATGAACACATACTGGGGGCCGAGAATCACAGAAATCACAGATAAATATCTTGGTCGTGGCAATAAGATTGCAAATTGCTCAAGAGAACAAGTTGAGGCGTTATCTCTCATCTTGGATGACCTAAAAGAAATCCCAGTTCTTCACTAATACTCAAAGGAGTGGTTCTCACCACTCCTTGATTTTTTTATAAAAATATGATAAAATATAAAATAAGAAAGGTGGATTTCTATGGCAAAAGCAATTGTAAAATGTTTATATTGTGGTGAGCAATTTGATAGAAATGATCCATCTAATCATTTTATAAAGATAGGTCGCCGCTATGCTCATCAAAAATGTGCTGAAGAATATAATGATAGTTTAACTCAAGAACAAAAGGATTTAAAAGATTTAATAGAATATATTAAAGATTTACTAAAAGAAGATTATAATTTTATGAAAGTCAAAAAACAAATAGAAGATTATCATAAAAAATATGATTATTCTTATAGTGGAATGTTGCGCTCTTTAAAATGGTTTTATGAAGTAAAAAACAATTCAATAGACAAAGCCAATGGAGGTATAGGCATCATTCCTTTTATATATAATGATGCTTATAAATATTATTATAATATATATTTAGCACAGCAAAAAAATAAAAATATAGAAAATTATCAAACAACAGTAACTGAAATAACGATTCAGTCGCCAAGAATGTATGTGCGGCCGCCGCAACTTTTCAATCTAGACTAGGAGGAATAATTAATGGCATCGAAATATGTAGATACACCTGCTATTGTTCAGGTGATAGGAAGTGTTTATCAAAATCCTTCTTTACTAGATAATGAAAAATATTCTTTTACAGAGGAAGATTTTACAGAAGAATTTCATAAAATCATTTTTGGTTCTATTTATAACTTACATAAACTTGGTGCAAAACAAATTGATCCAATTACAATAGAAGATTATCTTCAGCAAAGACCTAAAAAATTAGCAATTTATAAAACCAACAATGGCTCTGAATATTTAAATAAGATAGAAAATAATACTCAACTTGCAGCTTTTGATTATTATTATAAAAGAATGAAGAAAATGACTTTATTCAGAATGTATAAAGAAAAAGCTGGATTAGATTTATCTTGGTTATATGATATAGATAACATCTTTGACCAAAAGAAAAAACAAGCACAAGAAGATTGGCTAGATAATACACCTATTGAACAAATCGCAGAAGAGATTGATGCGAAAATAGAAAGAATTAAATCTAAATATATTGACAATGCAGATGATAGTTTTACTCATGCCGGAGATGGAGCAGATGAATTAATTGATAGATTAATGAAATATCCAGAACTTGGATATCCTCTTTATGGAGATCTATCCAATTCTATAACTCGCGGCGCCCGCCTGGGTAAATTATACTTACGCAGTGCGGCGACCGGAGTAGGCAAGACCCGCGCCATGATAGCAGATGCTTGTACTATTGGATGCGGAGAGCTATTCATTCATGGACAGTGGTGTTCAAACGGAACGAAAGAACCTGTTATTTATATCACTACAGAACAGCAAGTGGATGAAATTCAGACTATGATGTTAGCCTTTATTTCTGATGTAAATGAAGATCATATTATTGATAATAACTATTATGAGGGTGAATTAGATAGAGTAAGACATGCGGCCGCAGTATTAAATGATTCTGAAATTCAGATAAAAAGACTTCCAGATTTCAGTCTTTTAGATATAGAAAATACAATTAAGTTTGGAGTAAGAGAATATAAGACTCGGTATATATTTTTTGACTATATTCATTCCAGCTTAAAAATTTTAAGTGAAATATCTGGAAAGGCGGGAGTGAAAGGCTTGAGAGAAGATAATGTTCTCTTTATGATCGCTGTTAGATTAAAAGATTTATGTGTTGAGAATGGAGTTTTTATTGAAACTTCAACTCAATTAAATGCAGATTACAAAGATGCTCAAATATATGATCAAAATCTTTTAAGAGGAGCAAAAAGCATTGCAGATAAAATTGATTTTGGCGAAATCATGTTAGAAGTATCTCAAGAAGATCTTGAAACATTAAAGCCATTAATAGATAAAAATGGTTTCACTCCTCCCGACATAAAAATTTCTGTTTACAAGAATAGAAGAGGTAAATATAACAATATTTTATTATGGTGTAACAGTAAAAAAGGAACTTGTAAAATTGATCCTAAATTCGTAACCAATTATTCCTATGAATTAATAGATGTACCTTCGCTAAAAATTAATGTGACTCCAATACTAGAGGAATCTGCTTTTTAATTTTTTGGACAAAACACGTCGATTATATCCATATGTTTTTCAATAAAAGTAGGAGGAAAAAGATATGGGTATAATTTATTGCTATACAAATAAAATAAATAAAAAAAGATATATTGGTCAAACAGTAAATCCTGATCAAAGACAGTCACAACATAAAAGTACGGCTTTTAACAAAGCTGATGCTAGTTATAACACACCTTTTCATGCAGCTATTAGAAAATATGGATGGGATAATTTTAATTATGAAGTATTAGCATCTGATATAGATGATTTTAATACCCTTAATGAATTAGAAATTTATTATATAAATAAATATAATAGTAAAGTTCCTAACGGATATAATATTTAGGACGGAGGAAAAAATGCTCCTAAACCTAAAGATTCAGAATGGCGCAAAAAATTAATTTGGGCACAAGCTAAATTAACTGAAGAAGAAGTAATTGAATTAAGACATGCCTATTCTAATCATGAAAGTCCATCTCTTATTTATAAAGAAAAATATGCAAATAGATTAGAATATCACGCTTTTTTAAATATTTGGTGCGGCAACAGATACAAATAGATTATGCCAGAAGTTTTTTTAGATAAAGGCAGACATACAAAATTAACAAAATAGACTGCTCATCAAATAAAAGAAGAAAGAAAAAAATCTAATTTATCGTATAAAAAAATAGGATAGAAATTTGGAGTTTCCGCTTCTACTGTAGCAGATATAATTAGAGGACGAACTTGGAAAGACGCTTAAATTATGAACTTTAATAAAGATGAAATTAAAAATAGCCTTTCGATCGAACAAATAGAGTCTTTAGTTGCAGAACTTGGCGGTGAACCTCGTCGCCAAGGGGATATATTAATTTCTCGTACAATCTGTCACGGCGGTGACTCTCATAAGTTATATTATTATGACAATACTAAATTATTCAGGTGCTACACTGAATGTAACAATACATTTGATATTTTTGAACTATTGATTAAGATTCATAAGTTAGATCATGAAGAATGGACATTATATAATGCAATGTCTTTTGTGATAAACTACTTCTCACTAAATTTTGAAGAAATTTTTTCTGGTGAACGAAGCAATCTTCAAGATTGGAATATTTTAAATAAATGGGAAAAAATAAACAATGAATCTGCTCAACAAAAAAAAGTAGAACTGAAGATTTTTGATGATTCTTTTTTAAAGAATTTGCCGCAACCGCATATCCTATCTTGGGAGAGAGAAGGAATCAAAAAAGAAGTTTGTGATGCAAAAGGTATAAGATATAATCCTGCAAGTCATGGTATAGTAATTCCTCATTATAATATTGACAATCAATTAATTGGTATAAGAGAAAGAACATTAGTTAAAGAGAATGAACAATATGGAAAATATATCCCATCTATCTTGAATGGAGTTATGTATAATCATCCTCTCGGATTTAATTTATATAATTTAAATTGCAGTAAAGAAAATATAAAAAGAACAAAAAAAGCTTTTCTTTTTGAAGGAGAAAAATCTCCATTACTTTATAGCAGTATTTTTGGTTTAGATAATGATATAACGGCAGCCTGTTGCGGTAATAATTTTATTTTTTATCAATTTAATCTTTTATATTCTCTTGGAGTAGAAGAAATTATTATTTCATTTGATCGACAATACCAAGAGATAGGTGATGATGAATGGAAGAAATGGACTCAAAAACTAAAAGGAATTCATACTAAATATAGTAAATATGTTCAAATAAGCTTTTTGTTTGACAAAGAGCATTTACTTGATTATAAAGATAGCCCAATAGATAAAGGCAAAGATATATTTTTGTATTTATATAATAATAGAGTATTTTTATAAGGAGATAAAATGGATAGCGAATATAGTGGCTATAGGGATGACAGATGGATCCATGTCCCACCTATTGATGATTTATGTTTAGCTTTAAAAGATAAATTTAAAAGACAAGAAGAAGAAAATAATAGATTAAAAGAAGAGAATGAAAAATTAAAAAATGGAATTTTTGAAAAAGAAGAAATTGCTAAAATGAAAAAAGAGCATGATGAAATGCGAGAAGATTATTTTAGAGGATTTCCTATCTCGGAAAAAGAAGAAAAAGCAATTAAGGCTTGGCAAGAACAACATGAACTAAAAAAGCATAATCTAAAAACTTTAAATCAAAAATTAGCTTTTCAGGGGGTCTCTGGCGGGCGTTATACTTATATTTTTACTCCTACCGCGATTGGCACGTTCGGGGAAGTGAAATGCTCATGTGGAGATAGCTTTGAATTTCAAAATCTTTAAAGAGTTGTCACTTGACAACTCTATTTTTTTTTGTTATAATTATAAAGAACAAATAATAAAGAGGTTAATAAATGAAATATCAATTAATAAATAAAGTAAACGATTCTTGGTCAGCAATAGAACAAGTATTGCATAATAGAGGTATTGATGATATCACACATTATCTAAATACATCTGATTAGGATATCAACTCATTCTATGATTTTGGCAAAGATACTCTTCTTTATGCGGGCGCCGCTTTGATTAAAACTATCGCGGCACAGCAGAAAGCTATTGTCATTGTAGACTCGGATTGCGACGGATTCACCAGCTCCGCAGTGCTAATTAATTATTTGCATGATGTATTTCCGCAGTGGGTTGAAAATAAACTTGACTATGCTTTGCATTCTGGAAAACAACATGGATTAAATGATCATATTGATCATCTGCTAACCGAAAATTATTCCTTAGTATTAGTCCCAGACGCAGGAAGTAATGATGTAGAAGAATGTAAAAAATTAAAAGAAAAAAATATTGAAGTAATTATTCTAGATCATCATATCTGTGATTTAGACAATCCTTACGCCTATGTAATAAATAATCAACTTTCTAATTATCCAAATAAAGAATTATCTGGCGTAGGAGTAACTTGGCAATTTTGTAGATATTTAGATTTATTATTAAACAAAAATTATGCCGACCAGTATCTCGACCTAATGTCGCTAGGTCTTTGCGCGGACATGATGTCGATGACATCAATAGAAACAAAGCATTTAATCAACAAAGGACTAAAACAAGTTCAAAATCCTTTTATTGCTTATATGCACGAAAAAAACAAATTCTCTTTAGGTGAAAACTTAACACCAATTGGAGTTGCTTTCTATATTGCTCCTTTTGTAAATGCAATTGTAAGAAGTGGAACTTTAGAAGAAAAAATATTAGTTTTTAAATCTATGTTAAAGCATGAAGCTTTTAAAGAGGTTATTTCTACTAAAAGAGGTCATGCATTAGGTGAGAAAGAAAAATTAGTTGAACAAGCCGTTAGAGTTGCTACTAATGTAAAAGCAAGGCAAACAAAAGCTCAAGATGCAGGAATGGCAAAAATAGAACAAATGATTGAAGATCAAGATCTTCTTTTGCACAAAGTTTTATTGTTTTTACTTGAGCCAAATGAAGTAGATAAAAATATTGCTGGTTTAATTGCAAATAAAATTATGGCAAAATATCAACGACCCGTCTGTATTTTAACTGAAGTAAAAGATGAAAATGGCATATCATATCAAGGCTCTGCAAGAGGATGTGATAAAGTTGGAGTTATAATGTTTAAGGATATATGCGCGGCGACCGGTGTATGTATGTACACAGCTGGACATGAAGGAGCTTTCGGATTAGGAATTAAATAGGAAGATATCTAGACCTTTATCGACAAGACCGACGCCGCATTGAAAGATACGTCAGATGAAACAATTTATTATGTTGATTATATCTATAAAGGAACTAACGTAAAACCTCAAAATATTCTTGATATTGCGAGTATGGAGAACTTCTGGGGTAAAGATGTTGATGAAGCTTTAGTGGCAATTGAAAACCTTAAAGTCTCCGCAGATATGGTGACAGTTTATAATAAAAAAGACATTACTATTAAAATTAGTTTACCAAATAATATTTCACTAATGATTTTTAAAGCTAAAGACAGCGATGTTGAAAAACTACAAACTAACAATGCTGGTTATATTGAAATGAATATAGTAGGGAAATGTAATGCAAACGAATGGTTGGGGAATGTAACGCCACAAATTTTCATAGAATAGTATGAAATAATAGATTCGAATAAATATTTCTTTTAAGAGGTAAAAATGGTATTAACTAATAAACAAGAAGAAGCACTTAAGATAGCTATAGAAAAATTCAAAAATAAAGATCGATTTGTAGTTATTTCAGGCTACGCTGGAAGTGGTAAAACTACTCTAGTTAAATTTATCATTTCTGCTCTAGATCAGTATGGTATAGATCCAGAAGAAGATGTATGTTTTGCTACTTTTACTGGCAAAGCTGCTCAGGTTCTTCTTAAAAAAGGAAATAGAAATGTAAGCACTTTGCACAAACTTCTCTACGAAAGTATTCCTAAGCCGGATGGAACCTTTTTTAGAAAAAAGAAAGAATTCATTGGATATAAGATAATTGTTGTAGACGAAGTATCTATGGCACCAAAAGAATTAATGGATCTGTTATTTTCTCATTCAGTTTTTGTTATTTGTTTGGGTGATCCTTTTCAGCTGCCGCCAGTAGATAAAGATTCTGATAATCACTTGTTAGATCATCCAGATATATTCTTAGATGAAATAATGCGGCAAGCTAAAGAATCTGAAATTATTAGACTTAGTATGGATATTCGAGAACAAAAATCACTTACTAACTATTCTGGTTCTGATATAATGGTTCTTTCTAAAACTGAATTAAATACTGGGATGCTACAATGGGCAGATCAGATTTTAGTTGGGACTAACGCTACAAGAGTTGCGATTAATAATCAAATGAGAGAATTATTAGGTCGTCAAGGACTTCCTGAAGATGGAGATAAAGTTATTTGTCTTAGAAACTATTGGGATAATATTGCAGACAATGAAGATCCATTAGTTAATGGCACTATTGGCTATTTGAAAAATTGCTTTGAAACTTATTATAGATATCCTAGATATATTTGCGATAAAACAGTTCAATTAGTAAATGCAGATTTTGTTTCAGATAGCAATGCGGACTTTGGCCCTCTTGATATGGATAAACAAATGATTTTAACTGGCGAGCCAAGTTTAACTTGGAAAGAATCTTATAGGATTGGAAAAAATCCAAGAACTAAAGATATGCTTCCTTATCAGTTTACTTATGGATATGCTATTACTACACATAAAAGTCAAGGTAGCTCTTGGCCTAAAGTATTAGTAATTGAAGAGAGATTCCCTTTTGATAAAGTTGAACACGCGAGATGGTTATACACAGCTGTGACTCGTAGCGAAGAAAAACTAGTTTTAGTGAGGTAAAATAATTATGAACAAAAGAATTTTTTTATCTGAAGATAAGTATTTTGATATAGATACTAAAGAGATAAAACCTTAGGAAACAATCTTTTTAACTTTTGATCCTGATAAAATTGATATAGATGAAGCATGTTCGTATATGAAAGCAATGGCAGAAATTTTTCCAAAAAATAATATAATTGTTCGTCCTATAGAAATAGATATTACTACACACGAATAATTTATGTTAAAAAACTAGTTATAATGAGGTAATTATTATGATATATGTTCAAATCAAATTTTGCAAAGGAACTTTTATCCTTGAAAAACATATTAATTTAGATGACTTTTTAAATCAGGATGAACAAAAAAAATTCTTAGATTTAAAAAATACTGGTGAGAATGAAATGTCGGAAGAAGAATTCAACTGGTATAAAGAAGTTTTAAATAGAATTAAAGAAGAATCTGAATTCATTGAAGATCAAGTAGTCTCTTATGATGTTGATGATTGGGAAGAATATGAGGATGAAAATCAAATTCTATACTAATATTTTTTATTTTTTATAATATAATATTATTATAAAATAAAAAAGTTAGTATTAGTTGAGGTAAAATATGAAACAAAATTTTGACATTTATTGTGAAGGATATAGATGGTTTAATAATTACGCATAGACAAAAAAATATTTTAATAACATAAAAGACACTGATAATATACAATACTATGGTCAGAATGTTTTAGTTTTTCAGAATTTAACAGAACTAAATACTATTATTCAAGAATTAACATTATTAAGAAATAGTATAAATAATCATATCTCTAAACATGAAAAAATACAATAGGAATTTGGATATGACGGTATAAGAAAAGATAAACTGCCTTATACAGGAGAGCTATTCTTTGAAGAAATAAAAGAGTCAAGATCCTAAAATCTTGACTTCTTTTATTTTTTATGATATAATATTATCATAAAGTAAAAAAGAGGTGAAAAAGATTGAGTGAACAAAGATTCGAGGTACATTCTCATTTGGGCAAACTCAATAAAATAGATATTTTTTATTTTCTATTATATATTGATGGAGTCTAATAGATTCTAACAATATTGACAAGGAGATAAAAATATGGCAACTTTTCAAGAATTAAATAAATATTATCAATCTTTACATAACCAAGAATTACAAAGAGCTACACTTAGCCGCTGGGTTAAAAATGGATAGGTAAAAGCGATTAAAGAAAATAATGGAAAATATAATTATGATTTTCAAAGTTTTAAATAGAAAGTAAATGACATAGAATGTGTAAAAAGAGTCAGAGCGACAAAAGAAAAACCTCAAGATTACATAGGAAAAACAACTGGACAATTATTTATTACTGGTATCGTCCCTAAAGAATAGAGAGAAGATAAAAATTATAAGGGAACAATTATGTATTGTAATTGTTTAAGATGCGGTAAAAAAAATATTCAAGTTCGCTTTAGTTATCTTACATCAAATAGTAATTATAATCAAG